GGAAATACTAATATTGATTCTCTTATAGAGAAAGATAACACTAATAGTAATAGTAATGATCATTGATAGAGTAGAGTACTTTTATGTAATTAGCTATATAACATATATTATATGAGCTTATTCCCAATCTGTTACTACTCTTACAAGTATATATAGTGTTAGAGTTTATCACTCTTTTACACCTTTACAGACACATTTAAATAAAATATGTTTTTATAACTGTCTGAATATCAACACCAAAGTCACATTGTTACACAGGCTGGATAAAAAATATATTAATATAAATAAATATAGATATATAAATATATATATTGAATAATATACTTGAATATAGCAGTGTAGTGCAGTATTTTGCAGGATATAATAAACTCAACTTAGTTATCATACCTATTTAAATTTAGGGTTAGAAAAAAAAGGGTATTTTAAAAAGAAAAAGAGAGACTTTCATCTCTCTTTATCTTTTCTCTTACTTCTTTGGAGAAGTAAGAGGTGCTGTAAGGTCAGCAGTATCAGTATTTTCTACTGATTCAATGGCCTTAATGGCACTAGTGGTGGAACGTCCACGTAGATCCTGTGCTTCCAAAGAAGCAGTGGCATCTGCAAGACGTGAATTACCACGTTTCTCAACATTCTCAACAGCACCAGCTGCTTGAGCAATGTCTGAGTGGTCTACAAAGAATCTGTTTTCAGATTCCCAGTAGCCAATAGCCATTAGGTTGTCAGAGTTCCTGTTCACAGGAGCATCTGACCAAATTAATGGTGTAGTGCCGTCTTCAGCATATCTGATATAGTCACCTGTGTTTTTCACATAGGTGGCAATGTCAGTTGCTGTGCCGTGCACAGTGTATATGGCACGAAAGCAGTTTTTGCTTTTGTCCTTGTACACATTCTTTAATTTTGCTTGTAGCATAAATTTAAGGATTTAAAGGTTAAACATTTCTTATCCTTTTAATTTTAGGGTTAGAAGAAGAAGGGTGTGTGCAGGTGCAAAGATCTTTTTTCACTTTCAGAAAAAAGTCTTTGGGAAAGTTAGAACAGAGTCCAAGGACTGAAAGACAAAGGGGGTCTCCTCCTTTGGCTGGCAGGCCGGGGGCTGCTGTAGAGGGGGGTCACCATAATCCCACACATATTAAAAACCCAAATAACTTTGTCCAGTTTTTAGTGCAATAAACTTGACATCCTGGGGGGTACATCTAAGACAAAATATACCCGGGGGAATAATCACCTACTATAAGTTTTATATATAGGTGATGTCACAAATGTTCTCTATATTTGTTTTAGTAATAAATTATTTGTATATTATAGTATAACTTAAAAATATAAAAATGGATGTTTTAAATTTTATTTCCTGGATTAAAGCAGGAAAATATAAATCAACTGCACCACTTGATGCAGTTACTGTAGTTGGTGTTCCTAATCCAACAAGAGGAGATGCCTATTTACCAGTTACTGTTCCTATATCTGATTTACAAACTAATATAGGTAAATTTATTGGTGGTGGAATAGTTGTAAGTGAATGGTTTGAAAATGGAGTTCATAAAGCTCTTATAGTAGCATTACAAGATTTATCTGTTAATACTTCCTGGACAGTACCTGCACAACAAGGTATTTATTTACCTAGTGCTATAAGTTATTCGGATGGTCTTAGTAATACTAATGCAATTATAGCACAAACAGGAGCTCCTGCTACTACAGCTTATGCTGCAGGAATAGCAAGACTTTATTTAGGTGGTGGTTATAACGATTGGTATTTACCTGCATCTTGGGAGTTAAATATGTGTTATAATTCAGCAGCTATTGTTGGTAAAATTATTGGAAATTATTTTGGTGCTACTACCTATTGGAGTTCTACAGGATATGGTTATACTGATGCATGGGCAATAGATTTTAGTGATGGTATGAATTATCTATCTGTTAAAGGACCTTTCGGAGAAGCTGCACGTGCAGTAAGAACACACACTTTTTAATTATAAACTATAAATAAAAAAAAATGAAACAATTAATAGGATATTATAACGAACAAGGAATTTACATTGAAGAACTTGTAGAAATTGTTGAAAAAACTAAAGAAGATTTAATAAATAAAAAAGAAAAAAGATTATTAAAATTAACTAAAGAACTAAAAGATTTAAAAAACCTATAAAAATATTCATGGCAAAAATTAAAGATACAATTACTAAGTTAGATAAACCAAAAGTTTCTAGAACTGGTATTCATGCAAAAACTAAAAGATCTAAACTTAAGTCTTCTAAGAATTATAAAAAATTATACCGAGGTCAAGGAAAATAATTTTAATATATTTGTTTTTATATAAAATATTAATATATTTGTAAAAAACTAAACAAATATATTATGTCAGATGAAATTAAATGTGCATGTGGAAAAACACAAAACCCTGATGGATTTTGTGATGGCTCTCATAAATGCAATAATGAAGAACAAGTAACATTTAAAGAAACAAAAATATATTCTTTTGGAGATATCTTAGTAGGATTAAATACTGAAGAATTACCAAAAGGTGTTGAATTACAAGTAAAACAAAAATTTTCTGAAATTACAGAAATTTTAAAAAGTACTTATACAATGTCAACACAATCTCCAGTTAAAAGTTTATTGTTTGATCATGCAGTAGGAGAAATACTGAATGCTCAAATGTCTGTTGTTAAATTATTAAAACTATAAATATGACCCCATTTAAAACATTAAGAGGAAGACGAATACTTATTGAAGTTCCTGTAAAAAAAGAATCAGTAATTACATTATCTGAAAAAGATCAAGATGCTTTAATGTATGAAGCAATGAAACAATGGAATAAACTTACTGTTTATGCCATAGGTGATAAAGTAGAAGAGATTGCTGTTGGAGATTCGGTATATATTCCTGTTCCACAATTAGAACATGCAGAAAAAGTTGACATTGATGGTAGTGTAAAACTAATGTTTAATGAAATGGATATAGCAATAATATGGTAAATATAACAGATGATCTTCCATATTTTTGTGGAAAAACAAGTACTCATAAAATTAATTCTAAAGAATTATCTAAAGAAGATATAGATAAAAGAACTAAAAATACTTTAGATTCTGAACATAATAAAAATTATGATTTTAGAAAAGATATTCCACCATTTGAAACACGTCCTAAATACTATGGTGGAAAAAATTCAACATATGAAGTTTTTAATGTATTAGAAGCTTGGAAGTTAGATAAAGATTTTTACTTAGGAAATGTAATAAAATATTTAGCCAGAGCTGGTAAAAAAACTTTTAATAATAAAGAAGATTTAGAAAAGGCATTAGTATATTTACAACGTAGAATTGACACCTTATGAATTATTTAATAATGTTATTTATTTTAAGCATAGCATGTTTGTTATGGATTATAGGAAGTTCTTTTAGAGGTCCTATATACAATAGTATTAAAGATGCTTATGAACTAGACCATCAAGGTGAAGCTATTGGTTCATATTTTATTGTTGCTTCACTTCTCTTAATTTTCTTTGCTGGATCTTTTCTATAATTTTTTTGTTTTTTTAAATAAATTTTTGTATATTATATATATATATTATTAATACTTAAAAAACAAACAAAATGGACATTTTAAATTTTATCAGCTGGATTAAATCTAGTAGTTACCGAGCAACAATACCAACAGATGTACAAAGTCTATTAGTTATTGGAGCTAAAGACCCAAGTAGAGATGATGGTTATCTATCATTAGCTATTAATACAGCACCTTTACAATCATTGTATAATACAGCTAATGTAACTCAAATAACTTCAATAACTACTGCTGTTACAGTTAATGCTTTAAATGGTATTGTTACTACTGTATCTTCTATTCTTGCGGCTAATGCTAAAACTTTTTTTACAGTAACCAACCCAAATGTTCTTGCTGGATCTAAGATTTTAGTATCTGTTGAATATGATGAAGCAGCAACTGGTATTCCTGTAGTAGGAGTATCTGATATTGCAGCAGGATCTTTTAAAGTAGTTCTTAGTAATGGTGGTTCAGCTGCATTAAATAATGTAGTTAAGATTCACTACCTTATTATAGCATAATAAATACTAATAAAAAAACTATGTCAGTAGGAGATTTAAAAACAGATGGTTTAAAAGGAAATAACTTTCCTTGGCAATTAAAAATGCTAAAAGGTTTACAAGGTATCATTAATGCTATTATTGCAATTCCTCCAACTCCGACAATTCCAGCATTATCTAAAGTTCCTGTAATAGAAAGAATAAGTGGAGTAACACTTGGAATTAGTGTTCAAATACAATCTATATCTATAGCATGTCCTGTTACTAGTGGTGCTTCTATAAATGTTAGTACTGATAATGGTACAAATTTTACAGGTATATATCCTGGAGAAACTGTTTATTATGATGCAGGACCATTAAATAATTATTTTGCTGCTAATTTATTTCAAATTGAAACTCTTTCTGGAGGTGATGCATTAATTACATATATTATATAACTTATAATGTCTACACGAATAGAAATAAAAGAAGAGTGTGCTCCATCAATTAATTTATTAATACAAAATTGTTGTGATCCATTAATTCAAGAAATTATTTCTTTTGATACTCCTGGAATACCTCCTATTGGAGCATTTTCTGATTTTGAAGGAAACTGTTGGACATTATTAGGTACAACAACAGATCCCGTTAATTCAGTAAGAATTGTTAGTGATCCATATGGAAGTTGTGAGACATGTCTAAATGAAAATCCATGTCCTGATAATT